CAATATGCCTCTTTTAATAATTCTCGTAGCTTACATTTCTTTTTGGCTACTTGGCCCGTGGTTGGCATATGGCTCACCTCAATGGGCATCTGCACCATGGCTTTCAATCTTAACGGCTTTAACTTTAACCAGTCCGTCGTTGATGTTAATGGCAAGGTCATTCCAACATGGGCTGACGTATTAAACAGAGCTAACTTAGGCTTTGAAGTAATGCACGAGCGTAATGCTCACAACTTCCCACTCGACTTAGCTTCAGCTGAGTCTACAAACGTAGCACTTACAGCACCACAAATAGCTTAACTCAAACGTCCGTTCATCGCTATGCGACGCATGCAATCTAGCCATGGAACGGGGGCTAGGTATCGGAGGAAGCTATGACAGTAACTTACGTTTACCGTGGTGTTACATATACTAAAATCGTTAAGTAATGGCACAACAAAGTGAAGGTGGAGGATTTGGTAAAGCTCATCCTGTGAGTTTTGAACCTATACCCGAACCTACAAAAACTGAAGAAAAGAAAGAAGATGCTCAATTAGAGACTCCTTCTTACTAACTGCACGGGGAGCACCTCAGAGTCGGACTCCCCTGCTATTGGCACAAGCCTCTACGGAGACACCTTATGCCGTCTAGACGGTGTGGATAGACACACAAAAAACCGATCGAAAAAAATTTAGTACTAAGCAATATCAATTTNTTTAATCCATAACAATGGCACAACAACAATCAGGTTCTAGTCAACTTGCTCCGTTAACCCGTCCGGGTCAATCGAATAGCACAGGTGACGCTAGAGCCTTATACTTAAAGCTGTTCAGTGGAGAGATGTTCAAAGGCTTCCAGCACAATGCTATAGCTAGAGATCTCGTGATGAAGAGAACACTTACAAACGGTAAGTCACTTCAGTTCATCTACACAGGACACACAAAAGCCGAGTTTCATACACCCGGTAACAGCATACTAGGTAACTCCGATGGAGCACCTCCAGTAGCTGAGAAGACCATCACAGTTGATGACCTTCTAATCAGTTCAGCATTTGTCTACGAGTTAGATGAGACACTTGCTCACTATGAACTAAGAGGAGAAATATCTAAGAAGATTGGATATGCTCTCGCTCAGAAGTANGACCGTTTAGTATTCAGAGCTATCGCTCGTGGTGCTAGGGCTGCTTCTCCAATCACTAAGTCAGGCTTTGTTGAGCCCGGCGGTACACAAATACGTGTAGGAACAAACAACCAAGCATCTGATGCTTATGTTGCTGCTTCCCTAATCAACGCTTTCTATGATGCAGCTGCTGCACTAGATGAGAAAGGCGTTTCTTCTGATGGAAGAGTAGGTGTACTAAACCCAAGACAGTACTACGAGCTTATCCAAGCTGTAGGATCTAACGGTCTTGTAAACAGAGACGTACAAGGTACAGCATTACAGTCTGGACAAGGTATCATTGAAATTGCAGGCATCAAGATCTACAAGTCAATGAACATTCCATTCTTCAGTAAGTATGGTACTAAGTATGGTTCTGCTGGTGCAACAAACCCCGGAATCACATCTCCTACAAACGTAGGTTCATTTGTTAGCGAAGATGTCGAAGATGCCGCTGCTGATGTAACAGGTATCAACAACGAGTACGGTGAAGAGACTGAATTTGCAAACAGCTGTGGACTTATCTTCCAGAAGGAAGCCGCAGGCTGTGTAGAGGCTATCGGTCCTCAAGTACAAGTAACATCTGGTGACGTATCAGTTGTATACCAAGGTGATGTAATCTTAGGAAGACTAGCCATGGGTGCAGACTATCTTAACCCAGCTGCTGCTGTTGAACTAATCGCTGGTGCTGCTACTGGATCTTCTGGTAACGCTGCATTCTAATGCGAGTATATCTGGGGAGTTTATTCTCCCCTTTCTTTTTTTAATTAATATTATGCCTTTTCCAACCACAAACATTACAAAAGAGCTACCAGCTATTAACCAAATACTAACTTCATGTGGTCAGGCTCCTGTAACTACACTAGACCAAACCAACCCGGAAGTTGCGATTGCCTATGATACACTGTTACAGGTGTCACGAGAGGTACAATCTGAAGGATGGACTTTCAACAGGGAGTATCATTATACTGCTATCACACCTGATGTGAATAAACACATACTTATACCTAATAATGTTATACAGATTAAGTTAAGCGAAGACGCTAACAATGCTACTCACGATGGAGTCAGAAGGTCAGGTAAACTTTATGATAGACAGGATCATACATACGAGTGGGACTACGATCCTCATCTTGACATAATCTGGTATTTTGATTGGGTAGATCTACCAGAACCAATACGAAATTACATAACATCCAGAGCTGCTACATTTGTATCTAGTAGAATAGTAGGAGACAATGCTCAGTATCAAAGATTACTACAACAAGAATCACTTGCTCGAGCTGTAGCTATGGAGTACGAAACCCAACAAGGACAGTTTACTATGTTCGGACACCCACAAGGACAACAGAACTACTATCAAAGCTATCAACCATTTCACGCTTTACAACGATAATGCCTTCAGTAACACAAAGAGTTAACAACTATTTAGGCGGAGTATCTAGACAATCAGATGATAAAAAACTTCCCGGTCAAGTAGAGGAGTGCCTTAATGGGTATCCTGATCCAACCTTTGGACTTACTAAAAGACCCGGACTTCAAGCTATATCCATTCTAGGTACAGGCACTACATACGATAACTCAAAATGGTTCTATATTTCTAGAACTGAAACAGAAAAATATATAGGATGTATCACACCGAGTATCTTCACCATAACAGGTAACGGAGGTAGCAATGCTACAAATAAAACAAATTTAGCTACAACAACCAATGGATCGGGAACCGGTTTAACCGTAGATTTAACCGCTTCTGGCGGAGTGGTAACAGGTATAACAGTACATACTGCGGGCCAAAGTTATGCTACTGGTAATACTGTTACAATAGCTAGCAGTGCGGCAGGTACTGGTTCTAATGTAGTCGCTACTCTGACTTTAGGATCCATTCACATCTGGAATGCTACAACTGGAGTCAAGATACCAAATTCTAGCTTTACATACGGTACAGACGCACAGGGATACCTTCTAGGAGCACGTGAAGATTTTGACATACTAACTGTACAAGACACATCTATTATAACAAACAAAAGAGCAGTAGTCAGTACAATGGCTGCACCTTCATTTACAGCTAAATCTCAAGCTACAATTAAATTAATAAATGATTGTACTTCTACACCGTACAAAATAAATGTAAACAATACAGGAGATATTGACCATACAAGTGGTGCAACTGATAAATACGAAGACATTTTAACTGAACTTAAAAATGCAATAACTGCTAAAAGTATATCTGGTCTGACTATAACTCAAACAGCAGATAGCTTACATTTATCACGTACAAGTGCTTTTACAATAACAGGTACTGGTGGTAAGATTGGTAATAAACTTACGATTTTTCAAGACCAAGCAACTTCGCTTGCTCAATTACCTAATGAAAGTAAACATGGCCATGTAGTAAAAATACTAAGTAGTGGTGCTGTAGGTACATCATACTTTATGAAGTATACCGCAGATAACGGAACATCAGGTGCTGGATTCTGGTCAGAAACTGTATCTCCATCAGTCTCTCTTGGCCTTATGAATAGCAGAATGCCGCATGAGCTACAAAATACCAATTTAGATACTTTTGAATTTAAACAGCTTAATTATGTTGACAGAGCTGTAGGAGATGATGAAACTAACAAACATCCATCTTTTGTTTCTAGCAAAATTAAACGGGCATTTTTTCATAACAACAGGTTAGGATTTATCTCAGGTGACACTGTTTCTTTAAGTCAAGCAGGTGAGTTTTTTGACTTTTACCACACCTCTGCACAGACTGTTACAGATGCAGACCCTATTGATGTATCAGCTTCTGCAATTCGACCAGCTGCATTACACAGTGTTATACCTACAACTCAAGGTCTAGTACTATTTAGTGCTAATCAACAATTTTTAATGTCAGCTAATGATGGCATCTTAACACCAGCTACGGCTGGTATTCGTGCTATTTCTAACTACGAGATGGATACTGTTATAGAACCAGTAGATACAGGAACTACACTTAACTTTATAAGTAAGACTCCTAGTTATACTCGTGTTTTTTCTATGGTAACACGTGGAGAAAACGAAAACCCACAGGTTCTTGACATAGGAAGAGTTGTAAATGAGTGGATTCCATCAACAGTAGATACATTTATATCAAGTCCACAAAACCAATTTATTGCACTTTCTGGACAAAACTCACGATACATATATTTCTTTAGAACATATAGTGATGGAGAAAGAAACTTAGTACAGGCATGGTTTAACTGGCAAGCACCCGGTAACGTACAAACTATAGTAGCAGATTCTGACGAATTTTATGCTGTAACAAAACAAGCTAATCAATTTGTATTATGTAAAGCTAGCTTAAGTCAAAGTCCTGAAGATGCTATTATTGTTAATAATGATGGCCAGAAGATTAACCCTTGTATAGATTTATATACTACGGCTAGCTCTGTTGAATATGATTCCACTAATAATTTTAGTAAGTGTTTTATACCTTATGCTGATGCAACAGATCTTACTCCAGTACTTATTATTAAAGGTAATACAGCTACCGGAAACTTTATTGAGTCTGGATTTACTATTACACCAGAGCGTGTAGTTGAATCATCTGGTGCTAAAAGTGGTCAAACATATTTTAAAGTTCCCGGAAAAGACTTGTCAAGTTTAGCCACTGATGTTATAGTAGGTTATAAATATGACTTTGATGTTATATTACCTAAAACTTATTTTAAAATGGATGACGGTGGAACTCAATCAGACTTTACTGCTAACCTTACAGTAGCACGTATGAAGTTTGCTGTAGGTCTATCAGGTATTATGGGTTTTAAGCTTAAGTCTAAAGGTGTGCGTCAAGGTGAAAGATCTTATACAGCTGATGGCACAACTAAAGAATTTGAATGGGATCCAACAGATATTGATTATATTGATGATGACCAGATTAAAGTAAAGATAAATAATATTGTTACTTCTGCATATACTGTAAATACCTTAGCTTCACCATTACCTAAAATAACTTTGACTAACGCTTCAAGTGAACTTAAACGGTTAACTGGTGATGGTAGTACGAAAGTATTTGATTTAGGTTTTACTCCGGTAAATATATCAAAAATGCAAGTTAAAATAGGTGGTGCTAACTGGAGTACAACTACCCCTATAGGAGATGCTACTTTACAAACTGTTACAGATGATTATGTTATTAATGGACGGTTTATACATTTTACAACTGCACCAGCGGCAGCTGCAGAGAACATACTTGTATATAGTGCTGATGATATACTCGTCTATCTGGATGAATGGTATAACGTAAATCCTGTAATAACAGCTGATATGTATTTAGGAAATGATATACCTATATCAGATCATTCTGTATTCACGTTACCTATACATCAGAAAACAGATAACTTTACATTACGATTATTTAACGACACAGCATTCCCGGTAGCTTTAAACTCTATGATGTGGGAAGGTACATACTCACCTAGATTTTACAGGAGGACATAACTATGGTACTAGGAATAATTGGCAGCGTAGTTGGCGCTATTGGGGCTGGCCGTGCAGCAGGCAAAGAGGCTGCCGCACGAAACGAAGCATTAGAGATCCAATATGAATATGATAAAGAATTGTGGGAAATGAAAAGTGACCAGTTGGTTGCCAATCGTGAATATCAAATTCAAGAAATAGAAAGGGCTGCTGCTGAAGACGAAAAAATAGCCGCATATAAAGACGCATCTAATTTAGCACAATATAATTTTGATCTGCAAATTCGTAATCAACAGCAAGAAACAAATAACAAGATGTTTGAAAAGTCTGAAAATATTTATGCTAGTCAAATGAATATGAATGCTTTACAACAAAAAGCAGCTACAGATGACGAATTACAAAAGCTGAGAGAAATACATACTGAATCGAGATTTGATAAAGAAGAAGCATATATAGATTCAATAGAAGCCGAAGGTAAACTAAGAGCAAGAGGAGTTGTAGGTCGATCCGCTGACAAACTTGCACAGAGTGTAGCCTTTAATACTGGTAAAAAATTAACTTTAATAAACGCATCTCTTGATAATGCTGATGCCGCTGCGGACTCAGCACTTTCACAAATAGGTCTAGATAGATCAATAGCAGACTTAAATGCTATGGCTGCTAGAATGCTAAATCCGGGTGAATTACCTATGCCAGTACAACCTTTAGCTACACCAAGATCAACATTTATATATCCTCGAGAACTTCAAGACTTTGACTTTGGTCCAGAACCAGTTAAAGGAGCTAGGGTTTCATCAGGAGCCTCTTCAATAGGTATATGGGGTAATACAATTTCTGGTATAGCCGGAATGATCGGTAACTATTACGGAAACAAAAACGCAGGGTTTAAGAACTAATGGCTAAAAACTATAAGAAGTACGCTTCTGGGGGACGATTTAAAGGATCTAATATATCCCGAGCTGGGATACAACAGATACAGAATCAGTCCCAAATAGTAACAGGTGCTCTCGAATCTCAAAAAAGACAACTAAAGGCACGTGACGATATGTACACGAGAGACCTTGGTAGTAAACTAAAAAGAGAAGCACAAAACAGAAAAGACTTACAGAACTTAGAAAACAAAGTTCAACAAAGACAACAAGAAGCTACGGCTCTTCGAGGACAAAGAGAAGTTCAATCACTAAACAGACAAGCTGAAGAGTATCGTAAGCAATCAGCTGCAATACAACAACTTACACCAAAGTTAGCTAGAAACCTACAAAACATGGCTGACAACGTTGCAGAGTATGCTGATATACAGTATGCTGAAGCTGAGTATGCACAGATGAAAGCAGATGGGAGACTTGGTACAATTCAAGATTTCTGGGCAGCAACTGGTAAACTAGAACAACAAAGTTTAGAAGATGCAGAACAGCAACGTTTTAATTCTATAACAGTAGGAGACAGAACAACATTTGATTACTTATCAGGTGTTAAACGTAACAACAGTAAACACTTACAACGATTATTATTTAGACATTTACAGACTAATTTTGACAGTATTGAAAATGATCTATTAAACTATGCAAGAGATAGAGCTGGTATACAGGTAGGTGCTAATGTTAAAGAGCTCTACTCATTTAGGGCGCATGAATGGTTAAAACAACATGGTATAAGTGTCAAGTCTCCAACAGGTTTAAGAGTTATAGAATTATTTGACACTAAAGCGTCTGTTAAAGAGTATCAATATAAACTTGAAAGAGATAAACTAAATTCAGAGAAGGACGAAAGAACAAATACTGAAACATTACGTAGCGAGTGGTCAGAACCATTAAGTCCTAACTACACTGCTAACGATCAGTATCAAGCAGCGCAGACTCATGTAAAAGGAATTATAATAGACCGCATGGGTATGCCTGCTACAAACAGGAGTGGTTCGCTTACACCTAGTCTAACTATCAACCCGTTACCATCATTTGTAGAGTGGGCTAAAACACAAGCTTACTCTCCTCGGTATCGTGATAATAAAGATTTATTTAAACGAGAAGTTCTTGGTATAGCTAACGAACAAAACGGATATATACTTCCTACATCAAGAGGTAACGAGAAACCTATACCTATATTTGATAAGCTTGAGTATCTTGAAGCTGAAATTATGGGTGAGTATGGTAAAATAAACAAAGACTTACATGATACTGAGCGACTAATTACTAAAGGTCAAGAAAGATTAGATGTTGAAGCTGCTAAAGAAGCTATAATTAGTGGTAAGTATCAAGAAAACTTTAATGTTATTTATGAAGATATAAAAAAAGCTTCGCCTGCTGGTAAAAAAGTTTATTATAATTATCTGCACTTTCATGAGGCAGATGGTCTGAGTCAAAACACAGTTAATCATGTACTGCAAGCTGGTCAACAAGGTGACTTTTCTCAATTTATATTTAGATA